TCTAAAATACCATTCAGATATTTCTTGTTTTCGTCTGCACTAAATCCGTGCAACGGTTGTCTATTTACATAGACACTACTGAGTTTTGTTGTTGCCTCAGCTCTTACTGCTTTAGGTAAGTGACTATCTAAGTCCTTTCTCCTAATGAAGATTTTTTTACTCATTTCAGTTCTTTTTAGTTAATTGTTATAGGGTGGAAAGAATAACTCTCCTATATTTTAAAGTAAGGATGTGAGGAGCAAAGCTCCCCACAACCTCAACCAAACCAATATATAGACCGCGTTACCGCCTTATTTAGGAAGCGACACACTGAATGTCTAATGACGTGTCAAAACGCTTAAGCGCTAGACCAGCCGTCTTCAACATGTGTACGCTTGCCCCGTCCACGTCAGATGCTCGTGCAGAAGTCGATTCGAATCCTTTTGGAACAACTGAACCGGCTACACACCAACGCATCATCTCACGACCTTTCTTAGAGATCATTTGTAAGTTGTTCTGACCGTCGTAGTTAGACTGATCAACGAACACCATACGGTAAGACTCAAGTGAGTAACCTGTAACAGGGTGTTTAGCACGAGCTTGAGCAACAGCACCGTGATCAAACAATGGTAGTTTTACCACGTTTACAGAGTGTCCGTCGATATGCTCGTACGAAGTAAAGTAACCTGACATGCCTAAGCTACGTCCGCTACCTGTGATGAATCGGTTTTCACCGCCCACTTTCCAAGTGTTACCTACAAAGTGATTTTTAAGAGCTTCATCAAACTCACGTGCACCACCCGTACCAGTGTAGAGAGTGATTTGCTTAGTAGCAGCATCAGTCATTCCGTAGAATAAGTCACCGATGATGTTTTTAAGCTTAGACTCTGTCATAGTAGAGTAAGTGTCCTTGTTTATGATTTGTTGGAATAAACCAGGACCTACGATTACAGGCTGACCATTTTCATCTTTCATCTGAGTGTGGCCGTTACTATCGTAAGTTTTCTCTCCGTACCAGTAATACATTTCACATTCTTCTTTGAAGTCTAACATGTGTAAGTACTCTTCGTAGTCCATCCACAACTTAGTTGTAGAGCCACCTTTTGTTGGTAAAGAAAACTCAGCTACAAATTCTTTAGCGTTACCAGACATGTGGTAAGACTTACGTACTGTAGTTAGTTTGTTACGTACCAATCCTGGAGTTTCCCAGTTAGATGCATTCCCGCGAGAGAAATCAACACCTACAGGTGCGAACATCTGAGCCCACAATGCACCAACTGCAACGTCAGCTGCAGGTACAGTAGCAGTGCTAGAAGGATTTACAATCTGAAGAGTGTATTTCCAACCAGACCCAGCAGCTACTTGCTGTGGTTCTTTCATGATACGAGCTTGCGCACCTGATTGAGATACAAGTACGTAAGGAAATACAAAGTGTTTGTCAGGAAACTCAATCTCAAAAGAAGAGCCACCAAGACCAACATTAGAAGTACTGCTAGGTGCTCCTGAAACCGGACGAGTTCTCAAACGGTGTGTTGCCACACGGTACTCATACTCAAGACGGTCAATAGACTTTACGTTACCAACACCTTCAGTTAAGAAAGAAAGTGGGAAACGTTTGTCATCCTTACCAGCTAGGTGAGTAATGATTGGAGATAACTCAGACGGCTTAGAAAGCAAAGCATTTGCAAGACTGTTCATGTCAGTCATCTGTGAGTCGTTATAAAACGTCTTTTGCACAGAAATGTTTGTTCCGTTAATTGCCATTTTTTATCTAATTATTTAAAAGTTATCGCATTTTAAAATTGCCATTTATCATATATCAAGGTCTAGATTGTCTAAGTCAACATTCTTAGAAGGTCGTCGTCCTGCCTTTCGTGCACTCTTAACTCTCTCCTCGTTGCTAGAGATTCTGTCTCTCAATGATCTTGTTGAAGCAGTCTTTGCTTTGGTCTTTATAATTTTCTCCAAGTTAAACCCTTTAAACATTAAATAGTCCATGGCTAACTTGACATCCATTTGCGCCTCTCTATGGTCTAGATCACGTTGCGTGAATCCTTCCTTAGTTACTGGCTTTGACACATAATCAAAGAACTTGCCTTTATCTCGTTTAGGAACTGCTATACCGGCAAACTCATCAGCATCGTTGATAGTTTCGTAAACACCGTTCCAAAATTTTTCTTGCTCTTCGGCCTGCTTTATTCTGTTTTGCTTTTGCTGCTCGACTAACTGTTGTCTTTGAGCACCTTGCTGTTTAGCTAAAGCTTCTTTAGCAGCTTGAGATTTTTGGAATAACTTGCCTGTATCTTCGTAGTCTTCAAGTAATTCTTCAATAAAGTCTTTGTCGTGGCCCTTGGCAGTAAAATAATCTGACAATATGGATTTTTGGCTACGAACATCTTCTTCGTCAATCTCAATCTTGTTATAATCCAAATTAGGATCATAAGCCTGCATAAACTCTTGCGAGTCTCCCCCGTTGATAACATACTCAAGATGGTTTTTAACTAAAGGAAACTTCTCAAATAATTGATCAAGTTGCTCCTCTGCCATTTTACCACTCATATCTTGAGTGAGTTTTAACAATCCTTCAGTAGTATCTTCATACTCTTCGTCAACTTCGTATCCTAGTTTGGATAAGATTTGACCTACTACTGAATCATCATCTCCAGAATCGTCGTCTTGATCATCATCCTGATCATCGTCGTCATCCTGGTCATCGTCCTGATCTAGATCATCATCATCGTCGTCATCATCTTGATCATCATCTGCAGCAGGCTTTTTAGATTTTGATTGTGCATCATTGTCTAGTTCGTCTGCTCCAGGAGGGGTGTCGGTAATGTCATCATCATTGGCATCTGAATCCATCTCGACGCCACCGTCTAACATATCATCAAAAGATATGTCGTCTAGTGCAATTTTTTCTTGTGCGTCACTCATTGTCTATAAAATTAATCTTTACAAAATTATTTAAAATTAGTCCGATTTACTTGGTTTGATTATTTTTTCGTATATGTTTTACTGTATAACACTTAGAAGCTTTTCTTAAGTCTTACACCGAACCTAGGCCCTTCATTTTCTAATGCAATTACACCAGGAACTGGGTACATACTGCCCTGATAAAGACTATTAGGCTTTGAGTAGTAACCTTCAATAAAATCTCCGTCTCCCATATCATACTTTAGAGAAAGTCTACCAGCACCTCTACCCATACCTGAGTAAGCATCTCTTTGACTTAGAGGAGCTACAGTGCCTGTGCCCGTACTGCCGTATATAGGATTGTTGCGGTTTTTATCGTACCTACCTCTCATTTCGTACCCTACACCAAGAGATAGATTATCATTTAAAGAAAAATTAGTTTGTGGAGTTACGCTCATGTAAGGGCTAACAGCACCGTTACCATAGGCAAGCCCTGCCTCACCTTCAAAGCTACCTCTTACATTTACACCGCTTCTAGGAAACATATTCTCTAGAACATTTCCTGGAACACCTTGCCAACTAGCTTGCCCCCTAATACCTGCTCTTAAGTTTTCTCCTGCAGGTCTAAAGCTTTTACCTTTACGATTTCCTATACCTATACCCCCACTTCCTATCAAATCTGCACGGTATTTAATTTCATCTAGTATATCAGTACCTTGCAGACCTAATGAGAATCTAGACTCGTCATCTACTAAGTTTTTACCAAAAGTGTAATTAGTAACTGCATCTGGAGTTTGTGCCCAGTTAGGTCTAGTACTTTGACCTGGCTTTATGTAAGTATCTACTTCTTGGAATGCATCTCCTTCCCGTCCACCAAATTGATATTTAGCTCTGTACCCACCTTTCTTGTACGCAGGTGTTTCTATAACTGTACCCTTGCCTGGTCCCGTAGGTAAGCTCTCAATACCTGGTGGCACATTTTTAAACGATTGTACTAAATGTCCTTGTTCGTCAAACTTGCTGATGTTAATAGGAGCCTTCATACCCTTTGTGTTAAAAGGTGTGTTAGGTGGCACATTAGGGAATGCCATAGAAGCATTCGTGTTACCGGCTGCATGCTGTGGACGTAAACCTTGTGATTGCTGCTCTGGAGTCTGCGCAACTTCCATATTCTGAGGCTGCAATAGCTGGCTAATATCTTGGCCGGCTCTTGCCGCATTATACAAATCTAGAACGCTGCCTTTGTAGCCAACTGCTCTAGCTGTCTCCAGAATTTCTCTGCGCTTCTCGTTGGTTAGCATTGGCTTCTCTTTGTATTTCTGCGTTTTGGTTATCAGCGTTCATCTTACGCTCAATCTCTTGCTCTTTGATGTCAAGCTCTCTCTGCTTAACTTCAAAATCTTGCATTAGCTTTTGCAGGTTAAAGTTTTCAGATGCAGGGTCTTGTCTAGCTTCAGCATTAATCAATGCTATTTCTATATCTGTCTGACGATCCTTTTCTTTCTCTAAACTTTCTTGCTCAATCTTAGCTTGCTCCATTTGCATAGCTTGCTGCTGTGCTTGTTGCTCAGCTTGAGCTTGAGCTTGTTCTAATTGCTCTTGTGCGCGTTCAGCAGCTTTTAGCTTCTCTTTAATTTGTGGGAAGCTTTCTGCATCTAAGATTTCAGCCACAGTAGATGTCTTAGCACCATTCTGCATCATAGCTTGAGTCAAACCTTTAATCTGATCTAGTTTGAGTTGGTCTTTACCAGAGTCAGATACGAATATGCCGTACTCAGATTCTAAGTGGTCAAACGAATCAATGTCTAAAAAGTCTGTGGTACCGTCCGGCATAACAAACTGTCCTTTCTTGCCGGTCAACCAAGCTTCTTTAGAATAGTCAAGCAATGCCTGCATATCTCTTTGCTCTAGTCTAGAGAATTTGCGGAACATGTCTTCTGTAATGTGTGAAGACTGTAAAATAGCTTGTTGGCTAGATGCTTTACCTTCGTATGCCCCAATCTCACCTTGCCGCTGCCTAGATACACCGGATAGCTTTTCCCATTCTTGTAGAATAGAATCAAGCAGCATAATGTACTGCTGAATGGTCTTGATTGACATATCCAATACAGACTGATGCTGTGGAGAAAGCTGTATACCTTCCTTGTTGTAATCAACCCACGCAATACCTGTACCTTCTACGTAGTACATAAACTTATCCATGTCCCATTTC